CGGGCCGGCTATCATTAGCGCACTAGCAGTGTGCGAATACACAACCAAAAGTTAGCGGACAAAAAAAGGGGGGGCCTTTCGGCCCCCCCTCTTTCCTAGGCCCCCTCTCGGTTGAGGATGTAGTGAGAGCGAACCCAAGTACTTCTGCCATCTGAGAATCTGACGAGGAAGCTTTCCTCCAAATGCGCCCCAGGTGCGCGACGATTGATTATCTCCACCTCTGATCCAGCAGGCCAGTCTGCAATCCGCTCTCCTCGTCGCCCCCGAATGCGGACAGTGTAGGCTGTGGTGATCTTTGTAAGGTAGTCAAGATCCATACGCTGGATGATCCCACTAACGTGTTCCATAAGTGTCTCCCCTTTGTCCTACATGGTGGGGGGGGCAGAGCGCCCCCCCCCGGTAGTGCTACCTGCGACCGCTTCCCTCAGGAGTACTCATCAGCCAACCCCTCCTCCGCTTCGGTCTCACAGCGCCCGCAGGGAATGTCCCTGCCATCCTCAGGCCAAAGGTCTATGCCATGGTAGCACTGGTGCTTGGCATGGCCTCGACTCTCGGCCTCCTGCCTGCAGTCCACACAGTAGACTGGTTCCCCCGTTACCCCGGTGCGACCACACTCACCGATGTGCGGGACATGGCCCCATCCGCGAGGCACCCACTGCGTGGCTACGTTAGTACATCCCATCATAACATCCCCCTTAGTCCTGAATGGTAGGGGACAGGGCCGAGTGCCCTGTCCCCCGATGCTGCCCTGACTACTTCCAAGCTTCCGTGGTCGGGCGCTCAACTTCGACGGTGAAGATCTCACCGGCTTCGATCACTCGAAGAACCCGATTGGTCAGGGTGCGAGTGCCAGCCACATTCGCGAAGATCTGGGCTAGTTCGCATACTGGGTAGTACACGGTTGACCCGTAGTTATCCGCTTCCCTAACACGGATCACGGTCTTGATTCGTTCGTTTGCCATGTTGCCCCCTTTGTTTTGAATGGTAGGGGGGGGCCGAACGCCCCCCCCTTGTCTCATGCTTCTGGGCCGACATTTCTGCCTCCCCCTGCCAGTGCATGATGTTGCCCCCCTGGATGGTCAGAGAATAGTGCTGCTACCAGAGCCCCTTGCCTTCGTAGGGGTCTTTCCCCGCCAACGCATTCTCCATGCGCCTGGGGATCACCTTCCTCTGGTCGCAGTCGTCACAACACCGACCCGCTTTCACGGGCTCGGCGTTGTTGCCCTGATCCCAGCCCGTGTACATGCACGGGATGATCGGGCGACCGCAGATGACGCAGTCCATACTACTGCCTCCTGCAGAATGATGGGGGGGGCCGATTGCCCCCCCCGGTGCTACACTACTCGGAGTACTGGCCGTCATCGACCTCCATCTCTTCCCACCCAGCCAAGGCGTCCCACGAGGGGCGAGCACGCTTGGCGCGGCGGGAGGCGGCTTGTGTGAGGATTTCCAAGGAACTCAAGCGGGACGCCTTCAGGTCCTCGATGGTGGCCACAAGCGTCTCAACCTCCACCAACAATGCGGGCAGAGCGTTCACCGGAATGATGCCCCCGTTGCCGTCCCCATAGCGGGCGCTCGTGATCACCCCCGCCAGCGCGGCGAGGGTTCGGTTCAGACCTTCGTAGGTCGTTGCAGAAACGTGAGACATGGTGTGCTCCCCTTGAAGTAGTGGTCAGAGCCCGGTTGGCCCCGATGACCAAAGCTATATCAACGCGCCAAAAGATCAACACGAGCCAGGACCCCAGTACCCCCCACCCCCCCGCTGGAGTGCGCGTAGGCCCCCCCCACTCAAGCAGTAGTTTGCTCACTCGAACCACAAATTCTCAAAAAAAAAATCCCTAGCCAGCATTTTCCACTGGCCAGGGATCTATCTAGTAATCCAATAGTTACTTAGTACTTACTCTTACTTATTATCTACTTTTTTTGTGTTAGTAGTTAGTGTCTTACTACTCTTTCTAAGTAAAGTAGATTATCTAGCGTTGTCAAGGGCACCTTTGCCGTCGTATATTTGCGGGCACCTTTTTCTGAGAGGCAATCTAGGTTGGACATAGCAGAGATTCTGAATATAGCGGAGGGGGCTTTGGGGTTGCCCTCATCCCAGCAGGAGGAAATCCGCCATCAACTCAGCGTGATAGAGGATGCGGAAAATAGGGAAGTTGCACACGGGGATTTTCTAGAATTTGTGAAGCAAGTTTGGCCTGCGTTCATTGAGGGTGATCATCATCGTGTCATGGCTGATGCTTTCAACAGGATTGCCAATGGCGAGTTGAAGAGATTGATCATCAACATGCCTCCTCGCCACACCAAATCAGAATTTGCGTCTTATCTATTCCCTGCCTGGTATCTTGGGAAATATCCAGACAAGAAGGTTATCCAGACTGCCCACACCGCCGAACTAGCTGTCGGCTTTGGTCGTAAGGTTCGTAATCTTGTGGGTGTCGCTGATTACCAGAACATATTTCCGAATGTTACTTTGAGTGCGGACTCCAAGGCAGCGGGTCGTTGGAACACGAGTCAAGGTGGCGACTACTTCGCTATTGGTGTTGGTGGTGCGGTTACGGGTAAGGGTGCGGACATTCTTATTGTTGACGACCCTCATTCAGAGCAGGAGGCAGCCACTAATGATCCGGCTGCCTACAATAAGACTTATGAATGGTACACCTCAGGTCCGAGGCAGAGGCTACAGCCTGGTGGTGCTATATGCCTAGTTATGACGCGCTGGGCGAAAAAAGATCTTACAGGCATGATCACACGGGCATCAATAGAAAGAGGTGGTTCAGACGAGTGGGAGATCATTGAACTGCCAGCCATACTTCCTAGCGGTAAGTCACTTTGGCCTGGGTTCTGGCCCATTGAGCAGCTTGAGTCTCTCAAAGCCGAATTGCCTATCGGGAAATGGAGTGCCCAGTACCAGCAGGACCCCACCTCCGAAGAAGGCGCGATCATCAAACGGGAATGGTGGAAAAAATGGGAAAAGAAAGATCCGCCAGATTGTGACTTTGTGATCCAGTCGTGGGATACTGCATTTCTTGCCAAAGAAACTGCCGACTATAGTGCTTGCACAACGTGGGGTGTCTTCTATGACGAAGACAAAAGAGCAAATATTATTTTATTGGATGCAATACAGGAACGGCTGGAGTTTCCTAATCTGAAAATTCGTGCTTACGAGTTGTATAAAGAATATGAACCGGACGCTTTTATCATTGAAGCCAAGGCATCAGGTAGTCCCTTGATATTTGAATTGCGTAGGATCGGTATCCCGGTTTCGGAATATAGTCCTGGGCGTGGCAAAGATAAGATTGCCAGGGTCAACGCCATATCCGATCTTTTCCACAGCGGTCATGTGTGGGCACCCCAAAAGAGATGGGCCGAAGAAGTTGTTGAGCAGTTTGCTGCATTTCCTACGGGGGATTACGATGACTTGGTTGACTCATCGACTCAAGCGTTGCTAAGGTTCAGGCAGGGTGGTTTTATCAATATGGAGACTGACGACCCGTGGGATGAGTTGCTGCCTATGCGTAAGGCGGATTACTATTAGATGAGCAATCAATGGTAGGCCAACAGGTTCCTCCCGGTTATTACGTCAGTAATAGCTCTGATGCGGATGTATTCTACGCAGACAAGAGCGGCAATTTCTATTTCAGGAAGGAAATTGGAAAGAAGTGGTCCCGCACCGATAAGTGGAACTTCGACCATATCTGTGATGTGGAGACTGTGAACGAGGAGCAGGGCGTGTCTGCTTCTGTGGATTCACACGACGGCACGGGCATGGAGATAAAGGTCAGCGCCCATATCGGCGTCACCGTGGCGGACGTGATGAAATGGCATTACGTCAACCCGGATGGCAATCAGGCTGCGGTATGGGCTGGACCGGAAGGTGGTCCGGGCGACGGGGTGAGTGTGGACGCGGGTGTCTGGTATGACAAGAACGGCGATATCCATGTGAAGTTCTCTACTTGTGGCGTGATTCCACATTTGGCGTTCGGCACATCATTGGTCATCAATCCGAAAACCGTCGAGGATCTGGGTAAGCCCACGGCAGACGACAAGGCATTTTCCAAGGGCCTGACTCAAGGATTAACATTGGGTATTGCCGATAAGGCACCACCCGTGATTACGCATACTGTTGCTACTCTTCATAAACTTGCAGATGATCTTGGTAAGATTCTTTGATTACGAGTTGGGGGTTAGCGAATGCCGATAGATAAATCTCTGGAGGGTTTGTTTAGCCAGGATGATTTTGATATGGGTCCTGAAGGACTCATGGTTATCGAAGAAGAAGGAGAGGAACTAGGGGATTCGATAGTTACGGAACTTGAGGATGGTGGCGTAGAAATTGATTTTGACCCGATGGCAGATGTCGGTAGTGTGGAGACGGAGTTCTCCTCTAATCTCGCAGAGGTTATAGACGATAAAGAACTGCGAACGATTGCTATTGATCTGATCGGTAAGTTTAATGCAGACAGAAGCAGTAGAGGTGATTGGGAAGAGACATATAAGGAAGGACTCGACAATCTAGGGCTGGAAATCGAAGATCGCACTGTGCCATGGGCTGGAGCCTGTGGCGTTTTTCATCCCATGTTGTCTGAGGCAGTCGTGCGCTTCCAGAGTCAGACGATTCAGGAGATCATGCCCGCCAAGGGACCTGTCAAAACCCAAGTATGGGGACTCTCCACCAAAGAGCTTGAAAATCAGGCCAAGCGTGTTCAGGACTACATGAATTATCAGCTTCTAGAGGTGATGACTGAGTATCGCTCAGAAACCGAGAAGCTTCTGTTCAGCTTGCCGCTCGCCGGATCGGCGTTCCGTAAGATCTACTTTGATCCTTCGCTGAACCGACCAACCTCTATGTTCGTGCCTGCCGAGGATTTCATTGTTTCATACAATGAGTCGGATCTGGATCAGGCAGAGCGTTATACCCATGTGATGAACCGAAGCACGAACCAGATAAAAAAGCTTCAGGTCAGTGGTTTCTATAAAGATGTAGAGCTTTCTTCGTCATTTATCGAAGACAATCCAATCACCGATAAGTATCGGGAAATTGGTGGGGTCAAGCCGTCATATGATAAAGAGGACAGGCACCAGCTTCTTGAGATGCACGTTGATGTAGACTTGCCGGGATTTGAGGATCGCGACGGTATCGCACTGCCGTATGTCATCACCATCGACAAAAGTAGTTCCACAATCTTGTCGATCTATCGGAATTGGTCTGAAGCTGATGATGGTCGAGAGAAAAAGCAGCATTTCGTTCATTATGGATACGTTCCAGGCATAGGATTTTATAATCTAGGACTTATCCACATGATCGGGGGGCTTGCGAAATCAGCGACTAGCCTGCTGCGCCAGCTTGTTGATGCGGGAACTTTGTCTAATTTGCCCGGAGGACTGAAAACTCGTGGACTCAGAATCAAAGGCGATGATACGCCGATTATGCCAGGAGAATTCAGAGACGTTGATGTGCCGGGAGGGGTCATCCGTGACAACATCACCTTCCTTCCTTATAAGGAGCCTTCTTCGGTTCTTTATCAGTTGTTGGGTAACATTGTGGAGGAAGGCCGACGCTTTGCGTCAATGGCTGATCTCAAGGTAGCAGACATGAACCAAGAGGCTCCCGTGGGGACTACTCTTGCGATCATGGAGCGGGCAATGAAGGTACAGTCCGCGATTCAGGCACGGATCCACGCGAGTCTCAGGCAGGAATATAAAATTCTGGCCACGATTGTTCGTGACTATACCGATCCGGCATATCCATATGAGACGGACGAGGGAGAGGATATCAAGGTAGAGGATTTCGATGATC